ATAATTTTGCTAAAACCGATCCTAAACCAGAACTTGGCCCACTCGGAATTGACATTCCAGGTGAAGATGTTTTTTGTCTCTGTCTTTCTCTTTCTTTTTCTAAATCTTCTTCCTCTTCTCTAAATCTTCTTTTTTCAAAAATTGATAATAAGTTGGATAGGTAACTATTATTTTGTTTTTGAAATGCTTGATTTTGATCCTCTTCTTTTTTATTTGATAATTTTAATTGTTCAATAGATTGATTTATATCACTTAATTCTCTAACCATAGGAGTAAATGATTCTGAATTTGATAGTTCTTGACCATTAGTTTGTCTTAATGTTATTAAAGAATCATTTATATCTTTAAAAAGAATGCTATTACTTTTTTGTAAATCCAATATTTCTTTTGTCCAATATGACATTTGAGTTATTGGTTTTAATATAGATTTTAGTAAATTAATTTGTTCTTTACCGGAAGGCTCTTCGGCAGATTCTTTCGAAAAATTATTTTTATTTGAAGGATTAAATTTCTTTTTAGTATAATCAATTAATTCACTGAATTTTAAATTTTTTGATTTTTTGGATTTTCTCATTTCCTTCTCGCTGCTGCTTGTTGTTTTAATCTTTCGTTTTCTTCTTTGATGTAATTTACCAATAATGTGACATATATATCTCTTTCAAAAGGAATCATATTATCCAAATCATTTAAATTATATTTGTGATGCTGCATTAAATTGAAATTTGTTACATAATAATTTTCAAGTGAGTTATGACACAGGCTCACGAAAAAAAATCTTCAAGAGTACTCAATACAACCTCTTCTTCTACACCGCATTTTTTACATCTATATTTTTTAGACACAAAAATAGTTGGCATAGTAGAAAAGAATGATCTTATTTGATCAAATTGCTGAGAATTTAAATTATTTAAAAATTCAGTAATTTCTTCTTTTTTGTATTCATTGGCATGATAAATTTCATCATTATGATATATGTAATCTATTGATCCAACGACAACTTCAAATAAATCATCAATCATACCATTCATTTCAGTAGAATTTGTCACTTGTCCCAACAATTCAACTGTTGGATATTTCATCATAATTCCCATTTCTTTTGATAATTTAATGTTAGGTTCATTTTCTTTATTTTTTACAGGTTTTATTTCATCTATATTAATTTTTACTTTTTGTGTGCCGTCACAAGATTCACCATTTTTGTTTAAGTTGTTTTTATGCTTTAAATTTACTTCAATTGTTTCTCCGATAGATCTGGATCTTATTTGTAAAAAGATATACTGCAAATCAAATAAAGGTAGATGTTCTACATTTAAATCCGTAAGTAAACAATTTGATAATATCTGTCTGATAGCTCTTAAAATATCTTTTTCATCACCTGATTCTAAGGCCATTAATAGTATTTTTTCTTCTTTGACAAGAAAAGGTCTATATTTAATAGTTTTGTCATTAGATACCAACTTCAACTCATAAGTTGGTATGTTTAATTTGGGTAACATAATTTTGCCTGTGTCATAAAATTATATAAAAAATTGTGATTAATTAAAACCTGATAGGTTAAAACTAGTCATAGGAGTTTCGGTGCTAATAGGTTCTTCAATGTCCGTATTAACATCAGAGTTTCTCAACCAATATCTATATGCAAAAGTAACATTGATTTTTGCATAATCATTAGTTGCAGAAGTATTCAATGATAAAGCACTTACTATGGTAGGAAAACATTCTTTAAATGTACAAAAATAAATAGGTTGGTTTGTTTCGTCTAACATGCTTAGAGAAATGTCTTGTACGAATGAATCATAATAGTTAACATCAAAACTTGTTGGATGTGTTATGTTATCCATCCAATAATCAAAAAACCTTTTTTCTTCTAGACCATTTGAAGTGCATAAAAATGTCATGTTTGTTTCAACGTATGAGCTGCCATATGGAATTTTTCTGATCGGACCATAAGTTTTTTCTTCAACTGTTAAAATATTTCTACCAGGCAATTCCGCCATTTCACACAAATAGGTCAAGTCTTGTTTGTTTCCAAATGAGATATTTCCACTAAATCGCACTTCAAATCTATTAATAGGAGCAACATTTTTTTTAGAATTTATTTTTTCTCTGAAATCTGATATGGATAATGGCATTAAATCATTCCTTTACTATCTTTCCAAACTTTCTTTTTATCTTGCTTTTCAAATCTTTCTAATGGTAAAAATAATGCTAATTCTTTTTCTTCATCATCTAATATAACAACCTTAGAATTTATATGTTTATATAAATACCTTTTGACTGTTGGCCTAATTTGTTTTATTTTTGATACATTATTCCAATTTATCTCATTCACTTTATCTATGGAGTCCATCAATTTTGCTCTCATAATAGGGTGTAAATAGTGAAAATTTAATCCTAAAAAACCATCTTTGTACATTTTTACACACAATATCAGAGGAAATCTGTCATAGTATGGTAATATTTTTTTCCATTTAGGATCATAAAAATATGTTGCCATTATTCCTGGTTCAATTTTAGAGATGCTTTGTTTTTTATTTTTATTGTAAAAATCATCGGCATTTTTTATATCAGAAAATCTATTAGTTAATCCTGCTGATATACTTCTAACTCTTCTTTGCAACCATTTGGTAGCATCTCTGGTTTTTGCAACTCCTTGAGAACTTTTTATTAATTTTTTAAATTTATTTAAAAATTTTTCTTTTTCCATAATAATATTTAGTTAAATAAATGATCTTCTGTAATAATTTCAAATTTCCATCTCCTATCTGCACAAAATTCTTGCGCTGCATTCCATTTTGCTTCGTTTATACCATACACATAAACTTCTTTTAAATATTTTTTTGTGATGGATGCTGGTTTTTTTGGGGGCGAAGTTTGTATTTTAGGTTTTATTTCAATTAAAATACATTCAACAATATTTTTGTCTTTTTTTATCTTTATCCAAAAATCAGGATAATATCTGTGTATTTTTTTATCAAAAGGAGATTTGTATGGTATGGCAATCTCTTCACTAGACCATTCAATTATGCTTGGATTTTGTTCACAGTAATTCATGAATTTTCTTTCCCATAGAGATCTATAGGTTACATTTGTCGGATCACCTTTATATTTTTCTAAATTTTTTATTCTATATTTTCCTTTATAAGCCATAATAAATATATAGTAGATAAATATTAAAAAGGAATAATAATGTCTAGTCATTTTTTAGATAATATACGAAAAACAATTATAAATGATATTCCTCTTACCGACACAGGAACAACATCTTATAATGCTAGATTTCCATATAATGTTGGTGAAACAAATGAATATGCAAAATTTTGTATTTTTGTAATTATAGGCAGATCAATTGGAAATAGGCGCATTTTAAAAGGATATGTACAATTACCATTACCTCAGGAGATTAATGAAGGTCTAAATGTAGGATATAATACAAGTAGTTTTGGTGTTGTTGGAGCGGCAGCTGTTGGATCATTAAGGGATAATATATCCGGTCAAAGTATAGGTGAATTAAAAGATAATGCGGAAAGAATACTGAAAAAAGGTGTAGGATCATTTAATATAGAATCTTTTTTTAAAGTTGCAACAAATTTAGCTTTAAAAGGTACACCTGGATTAAAAGCAGCTGTTAATAATTCTTCAACTACTATTGAAAATCCATATATGACAAGCACTTTTTCTGGTGTTGGATTCAGACAATTTAATTTTAATTTCAATTTAATTCCAAAAAATCAAGAAGATTCTATACAATTATCTAATTTGATTAATATTTTTAAGACTTCAATGATGCCGAGAGATAAGGTTGAAATAAATGACAATTTATTACCAATTAATACTGGATTACAGTATTTACCAGATATATTTGATGTATTTTTTTATCCTACCACGTTAAGTTTTTCTCAAACAAGATCCGGTAATAATATGCTGAGAATTAGAGATGCCGTATTAACAAAATTTGATGTTAATCTTTCTCCTGACACTCCTTGGCCCGTTTTTCATGAATCTGATGATGCACCTTTCTCTGCTACAATAAATTTAAGTCTGAAAGAAACAGTTATTTATACCAAAGAAAGATGTGAGGATGACTATGATGATCTTTTACGAGGAACACAGAGATAATGACAACTAATTCTTCAACATCTGATCCCACAACTTTCATATCAAGACTAACTGCAGGAGATGTTCTTAGATATCCTGAAAATATTGGTAGTAAAACAGATGGTTTACATCATTTTATGATTATTAAAGAGTTTAGGTTTTTAGAGCAAGAAAAAACTGATGATCCTTTTAACGGTTTGCAAAAATTTATGACCGACAACTCTTTTAATTTAATTGATACATTTTCGACAGGAGCATATACTAATAATTACAGACAAATCAATTCTTTTGTTTTATATCTTCCACAAGGTGTTTTTCAGACTGTATATAATACAAATTATGATGATGTTGAGTTGGGATTTTTTGGCGCTACGATTGAAAAATATTATGGTATTGGTGAACAAAAAGTTAGAGAGGCATATGAAAAATATAAAAATG